CAACACCATGACGGCAAACTGGGGAGGTGCAGGATTTCTATGGAACCGTCCGGTAGCCTTTATCTTTATCCGCCCCGAACGTTATACATTCGACTTTATAGAGCAGAATGACTATCTCACTCTCTCTTTTCTAGGTGAAGAGCATAAAGAAATACATAAGATATGCGGTTCCAAATCGGGACGTGACATGGATAAAGTAAAAGCGACAGGACTATCGCCCTTGTTCACCGAGAACGGAAGCATCACTTTTGAGCAGGCGCGGTTGACTTTTGAATGCAAGAAACTGTATGCCGATCTGATCAAGCCCGGAAACTTTATCGACAAGAGCATTACGGACCGATGGTATGGGGAATCACACGGTGGTTTTCACAAGATGTATGTGGTGGAAATTGTAAATGTGCTAAGCCGCTAATTAACGGCATCGATTGTTTTTTTACTGCTGCTCCTTGTATTGACTATATTAAAGGATATGATCGATACGAAAAAAGCCCGTCAAACTGTATGTTTAACGGGCTTTTGTTTCATTTCGGATTGAAAACTGTTGGACTACCAAGAAACAAACTTGCTTCTTATTTTATCCTTATTTTCAATATATTACGTAACCAAGAATAAAAGAGGTTTCCCGAATTAATCCCCGATTACATTAAAATCCCGTCTAAGAATGCTTCTCAACATTTCTACATTGTTTTGACAAAGGTAGGTTTTATTTTGGAAAAACAAGATGAATTGGGATAAAATATGCAGCAATGTTATTATATTTGTTGAAAATAATTCGATAGTATGATGGCGCAAAGAAAAAAGACTGGCTGGGATTATGTTTCACAATATATAAGGATACTGGCTAAAGATGTGTGGAGGTTATTTTTCCCTGTATACTGATACCGGATGGATGCCCTAGATTGGACAGGGAACGGTGAAAGTTTCGATGCGGTGAAATCGAAAAATGATATGGAAAGAAAAGAAGAAAGGGAAGGCTCATGCCTTCCCTTTCTTCTTGCCAAGACTGCAAAGCGGTGTGGATGGGTTACGGTTTGACATCTGCGATTCTTGCATCTGAGATGCTTTTGTTTTCCTCTTCGGGAATGTATTTCTCAGCTGCGGCGGATTTTATGGCTTTCTTCAGTTCCTTTGCAGGGGTGAAGATTACGTTGACTCCTGCAATGGCTGATTGGGCGTTAAACTTGGAGGGGTCTTTCAGGTATTCGGCAACAGTGGGGCAGCTTCCCCCGTGGTTTCGGATGGTAAGACGGAAGGTGCCTAAGCGGTCAATCACTACGATCTTTCCAGACTTCAAACCTGCTATGATTTGTTTCATGATGCCATCGACTACGATAAGACAGTCTTCTTCGTTTGGGGTGCAGTCTTCGCTGATGGCCGTGGCTATGGTGGAGATGGTGTCTTGTGATACGCTCTTAGCACGGGCATACCATTTTTTTTCGGCGTCTATATCTCTAGGATTTGCCATCTGTACGGCGGTGTATTTTACTGACATTGAATTAGTGTTTAAGGGTTAATATTATGCTTTTATTGTTTTTTGGCCTACACGGTTGTAGGTTACTGCAGAACGGCTTTCGGCAATTTTTCCTTTGGGCTGGAAGTTGATGTATTTGTCAGTGATGTTGGCGGCGGTCACCGTTTTTTCCGTTTCGGACCCTTGGGATTTTATGCCGACACGGAAAAATCCGAGGTCTTCGAGATAGACAGAATTACCGTTCGCAAGGGATTTGGCTATGCCGTTCGCGAATGCGAGGGCTACGCCTTTGACATCGCCACGGGTGGCGGTACTGTTGCGCTCGATATTGGCGCAGATCATTTCCATGGTGAGGTGTCCGGAACTGACAACAGAGGCGTACACTTTACTTGCTGCTTCCCTGTCTGATGGGTTTTGGCGTGCTGATAATTTGTAATTCAACATTATGTTTTGTTTTTGATGGTTGGGGTAAATGGTTCGTGTAACGGTTACGGGGCAAAAGTAGCGTAACGGCACAACGCCAAAGGCGGTGTGTGTGGTTTCATGCGTTTTTGTACGGATAGAAACGGAAAAAGGACACCGGGGCACGGAGTGCCGGGGTGTCCTTTCGGCTGGTGGGCGCCTGTGGGCGCGGAGCGCATGGGTGGTGCGCCATGATCTGACAAATCAGAGGGTGATTTCTTGGTTTGTTACTTCCACGTGTCGCGGAGGTCTTTTACAAGGTCGGTCCAGTTTTTGTCGGTGACAAAAAACGCTGCCAGCTTGGCGGCGGATTTCATGATGCGCCATGCTGTCTTAATTGTTGCTTTCATTATTGTGTTTTTTGGTTCGGGGGTAAAGGTAGTGTAACTGCACAACACCGGGGGCGGTGTGTGGGTTTGGATGTGGTTAGGGGCTTTTTCGTGTGGTTGCGGAAATGTGCTCACCTTATTGCTGAGGTTAGCAGAATAGTGATGAGGTAATGTCAGAGATTAGAATATTCGGGGATGGCATTGAAACAGGGGCATTGCTTGATGTACTCGCAGGGTTCGATAGTACCGTTATGATTGAGATCGGGTGAGAGATCGCGGTGTCCGAGGATCAGGGCGGAGGGGTAAACGGTGTGAATGGCCGTAAGCAGAGCGCATAGCGCGCTGCGTTGTTCGTGGGTGCGGGTGTCGGCTGGGATTCCTTGTGCGTTTAGGCCGCCTTCGTAGGCTATTCCGATGCTGTTGGCGTTGTGGCCGTAGGCGTGGGCTCCTATTTGGTTGAGTGGGCGCATAGGGTGGATTGTGCCGTTATGTGTTATGTAAAAATGATAGCCGCAGTAGGAGAAACCGCATGAGCGGTGTAGCTTGTCGAGTGCTTCGGGAGTGAGGGTTGAGGTGCAGCGTGAAGCGGTGCAGTGTATGATTATAAGGGTGATGGGGCGAAGCACCGGAGGTACGGCGTAGCCGGGCATTAGGGGGCCGAGCGTTGTTTGTATGGTGGGGTGTTGCATGGTTTGGGCGGTTTTAGAAGGGTGATCCGAATGTTTCGGTTATGAGTTGGACTTGGATGGGTTTAAGGATGCGGCTGGTGAGATGGTAGTTTGTTTTGTACATGCTCAGCAGCAGGTCGGGGTCGTCCTTAATCCATGCCTTGAGGCGGATGCTGGCGCTAGCCGGGGCGATATTAGGGAAATAGGCAATAGCGATTTCTTGGAAACCGTAGGCGCGGTTTTCAAGGGCAGCGCTGACGGGAGTTTGGGGGTGGTTCATTATGATTTGTTTTGGTTATGTGTAACAAAGATAATGCTTTTTTTACAGGTGTATACTTTATGGTCTGACAGGTATATGGTTATGTATAGTTAGACTAACGGTAGTCCTTTGATGGGGGCGAAGCTGCCGGAGGCAGCGTAGCAATCGGACGGGCAAAGCCCGGTGGAGGAACGGAGTGACGTGGGAAAACGTTATGCTCGGGTAGCAACCGGATGGAGCGTGCCGCATGGGGTAATCAAAGAAAACCGGGGTTCCGAAGGGGATAGGTCCGGATGGGGAAACGTGCCGAATGGTTAAGCGCGAGGACGCCGTGCCGATGCAAGAGCGTGTGGCGGGGGGCGGTTAGGGGGGGTAATGGGGCCACACCCCCCGCCCCCCGGCACGCTGCTGCAATGAGAGGGAGGGCGCGGCTATACCTATGATGGCCCCGACAATCATAGCCGCGCCCGGAAGTGAGCGAGAATCACGGCTTTATGTAGCATAGATGCAAGGGTCTGCCTTTTAAAAAATCCCGCACGACGAAGGAGCTCAGGAGATTTTTTAAAAGGATGCCCATTCCAAATGGGGTTTGGGGCTTGCCCCATTCAAACAAGGTGGGCACCCTTGCAGCTATGCTGCATAAAAAAGCCGTGAGGCGAAGACGAACACCGCTTCACCTCTTCGGGGGCGTTTTTGTGGAGAGAAACGGAGCAAAAAACGTCTGGGGGTGTCCCCCTGGGAAAATTTATGAATACCGCCCGAATGGAGCGTGCCGCATGGGGTAATGTTTGGTAGCGTCCGGATGGTGGATGGGTTCGGAGCTGTGCCTGTAAGGCGCTGCACCGATGCTGTCCTATTGGCGTTGTAGGTCCGGATGGCGAATGGGTTCGGTAGCGGCTTCATGGGTAGGGGAAACATCAGGATAGGAAATGGATTCATGAAGTGGCTGCCGCCGGAGGTATGTGCCGGGGGGAAGGGATTGCTATCGCGTGCCTGGTGGGTTCCGGCATTCATGGGATTGCATACAACAAGAAATGATAGTAAAATAGAGTGGCCGGTTTGAAAGTTCTTTTTAATTTGCCATCATTTATCTTGTTTTGTGCTGATTAATCTGTACCTTTGCCTCCATACCGTGCGAAAGTGCGGTATACCTGTGTTCAGAATCTCCCATCGCCAAGCGAGGCGATTCATGGGGGATTTTTTATTTTCTCGAAATCCGGTGTCAGTTTGATTGTCCGGATTTCGATGCCGTAGCCGCCTTCCATGTTGATGATTTGGTCTAAATAGAAGTCTTTGAGCATCACAGCCACGCTGTGATACTTGGTTTCACGGAGCAGGAGGCTTTCGCCTCTGCCCATGTGAGCCCATATTTGATAAAATGTGCTCATTGTTCCTAGAACAATTGATCGTTGGCGGCATGAGCCAAGAGGCGATTGTCGATGAGGGTTAGCTGGGAACTATTGACTAAGGCAATGGTATCAATAACGACAGACTGAACGACGATAATTCTGCCAAAGATGTCACCTCCGCCGTATTGCCGTAAAAAGCGGGTAACTGCTTCAGCCGGATAGTCGGTACTGTTCTTCGCCCAATTGGCGATCTGTAAGGCGAGAGTACGCTTTTCGTTCCAATAGATTTCGTACTGCTTTTCATTTTCGTGGTTCTTCTGATTCATGATGTTTTGTTTTTTTAATGGTTCGTACTATGGTAGAGGCGATTGTGACCAGTGCGCAGCCCCTCCAATTTTTTTTCTTTTTTCCTATGCTCTTTTCATCGATTCGTCTTGTGATGTGCAAGGAATTTCGGGGAAATACTCTTTTTTTCGGTATTCCCGAAAAAAAGGAAGATTTTCTCGAAATAGCGTAGCGATCCTTGCTCATCACAAGACGGAGTGATATTTTCGCATCGGAAAGAAGAGAAAAAATTGGCTGATGACTAATGTCTTTTCGATGATTATTCCGTTCCTGCTATTTGCCCTTCATTCGATAAGTTGAAGGGCTTTGAGGCGTTCGTAGGCTTCGAAGTAGTTATTTAGGGCTTGATGGGCTTCGGCAAGTTTACGAGCCTCGGCGGTGTGTAGCTTGATGGCTTCGTGGTATTGTTCTAGCATACGCTCATGATTGGATATGAGGTACTTGATGAGGTCACTTCCGGTCGTGCGGCCTGTGAGTTGCTTGAGGTGCTCGAGTTGTGCGGTTTCCTCGGAAGTAAGGCGGAGAGTGAGGGTGCTGCTTTTTTGCTTGGCTGGGGTAGTCATGAGCGGCCTCCTTCCTGTATGGGGTGTGCTGCGCATTCGGCATTGAGGGCACTGGCGATGCGGAGTGCTTCTGTGTAGCTGCTGCAGGTGAGTTTGATTTGTTCGATGTAGACACCTCTGACCTTTTCGGGGTATGCTACGGCCCACTTGGTGTCTTTGCGGCGTGGGTAAAAAAAGATGGTTTTGTTCATAATTTATCTGTTTTGAATGGGTTATACTGTTTTTTGGTCTGTTCCGGCGGGTTGCCTCAACTGCTTGAGGCGGCTGATGATGAATAGTCCGGGCATAGTGATGCGTCCGCGGCTGCGGCGGATTTCATCGAATAGCGCCCAAACGGGGTGGCCGATTTCGCCATAACGGCATAATCGGCATATATCTCGCATTTGGTGTGGGGGAATGTTGAGCTGGCCAAGTTGTTGCAAGAGCCCGGTTTCGTTCCTTTTGGGGGCTTTTTCGTCCTCGTTTTCGGGCTCTGGGGATTGGGATGCGGCTAGTTGCCCCCTTTGGAGAGAGGAAAGAAGTTTTTCCGCCTCCTCCTTCAAGCCCGGAACGTGGTTTGTGAGGGGGATAGAGGAGGAGTTTGTTTTATTTTCTTTTCTTTTGTCGGATTCCGTGCGAGTTTTTCGCGAAGTTTCGCGAATGTTCGCGAAATCGGGATTTTGTGGTATGGGATTGGTAGTATATGTTCGTGATTCTTCTGTTTCGCATACCTGTGTTCCGGTGGTGGGTTTACGGGCTGCAACGGGTTGGGCTGTTATGTCGTGTTCCAACAGTTGGGGGTGTCCGTAATGGGGCGTTCCGGTGGCTGGTTCGGGCTGGTTGTCTTCGCTGAATAATGGTAAGGTGACAGGGCGGCGTACTTGTTCGGTCTGGATGTCGATGAGCCGTATTTCTTCCGGAAGGATGATTGCTTTGTGGGCGTGTTTGCAGACAGACACGTATTTCTGCTGGATATGTTCACTGGTAAGAACTTGGCGCGATTTCCACGTAATGGAATCGAAGATGTCGATGTCTGTACAAAAGTTGATGATGGTTTCTACCTGTTCTTCGTCAATTGCCCAGTACTCGGCGATATCGAAGATGATATCGTCTGTGGCGCGGATGAAGCAACCGTTGTTGCGGTAGATTTCATTTTCTATATAGGTGTAGACGGCGTAGCCTTCGCAACCGTATTTCTTTTTCAGGCGTTTGATTTTGATGTCTTGGAAACGGTCTGTTTCTGCCTGATAGTATGATAGTCCTTGTTTTGCCATGGGGGTTATTCGTTGGTTGTTGTTTTTAGTTCTTTGGATTCAAGTATACTACCCGGACGGAGGGCAGCTTCGATGTCTTCTTTCCTATATAAGAAGGTGTTGCCTAGTACGTAGTACGGGATTTGTCCTGTTCCGCGCAGCCATTTGAGTGTACTGTTGGAGATGGAGAATATTTTGCATACATCGGCACTGCGAAGGTATTCACGGGTGTACTGAGTTAGTTTTTCTGCGGCTTCGGTTGCCCGGAGTTCAATTACTTTTGTTTTCATTGTCTTGGGTTTTATTGGTTACTTATTTTCTTGGTTTTCTCTTTAACGGCATATAGTTGCTTGAGTGCAGCCATGTCATCCATTATCTTGTTATCAAGCACTTTTGCGTAGATTTGGGTAGTGGATAGGGCGGCATGACCAAGCATTTTGCTGACGGTTTCGATGGGGATTCCGTGTGCGAGGGTAACGGTAGTTGCGAAAGTATGCCGGAAACAGTGGAACAGAATATAGGAAGCAAGTAGATGAAGGGATGAGAAAGAAAAACGTAATTGGTTGAATATGAGCAAAAGTTCTGTTTTTTGCTGAGATAAGGTAAAGCAAAAATGGACAGGATATTGCAGGTATTCAGTTACCAGAATGTTAGCTGCCCAGTTACCTGAGCCGAATAGGTAACAGACTGAACAATGAAGAAGCTGTCACAGAGGCTGTTATTCACTATATGTCAGCATTTTGCATATCAAAGAACGCTTATAAAATAGGTAATTTTGCCATTAAAAAATAAGCGTATGAAAGTAGAAAAATTCAAGGTGCTGCTCTACCTGAAAAAGAGTGGTCTAGACAAATTCGGAAGGGCTCCGATAATGGGGCGAATAACGGTAAACAACACGATGGCCCAATTCAGTTGTAAGCTGTCATGTACTCCGGAGTTATGGAATCCAAGAGAAAGCCGACTGAATGGAAAGAGTAAAGAAGCCATTGATATTAATGCGAAAATTGACCGGCTCCTGCTTTCTGTCAATTCTGCATTTGATTCACTTGTAGAACGTAAGATTGATTTTGACGCGACTGCTGTAAAAGAGATTTTCCAGGGAAGTGTGGAAACCCAAATGACTCTGTTGAAACGGCTTGATATGCATATAGAGGATATGCGCTCAAGAATCGGTATTGATGTGGCGAAAAGCTCCATGTCAACATACATTTACACCCGCAGGTATCTTGGAGAATTTATTCAAAAACGATTCAAGACAAGTGATGTCGCTTTTGGTCAGTTGAATGAACACATTCCTTGGGAGTTTCAGAATTATATTCTGAAGGACAAAGGACTTGCGGTAGATACGGCAAGACATTATCTGGCCATCCTGAAGAAAATCTGCCGGATGGCATTTAAGGAAGGATATGCGGAAAAGCGTTATTTTGTGAATTTCAAACTACCCCAAGAGCACCGTAAACCACCACGGGCTTTGAGCCGCGAAGATTTTGAGAAGATCCGTGATGTCGTAATACCACCGGAAAGAGTCACTCATAACATAGCCAGAGATTTATTCCTCTTCGCCTGTTATACAGGAGTTCCATATGCGGATGCGGTTTCAATTACCCGAGAGAATATATACAAGGATGATAAGGGCGATTTGTGGTTAAAGTATCTGAGAAAGAAAAATGATTATCAGGCACGCGTCAAATTGCTGCCGGAGGCTATCGCTCTAATAGAAAAATATCGTTCGGATGAGAGGGAAGAGCTTTTCCCGATGATACACCATCCCAATATGCGACGGCACATGAAAGGTTTGCGTGATTTGGCTGGCATAAGTTGTGATTTGGTCTATCACATGGGAAGACATACCTTCGGAAGTTTGATAACCCTTGAAGCTGGTGTTCCCATCGAAACGATCAGCAAAATGCTGGGCCATACTAATCTGACTACTACCCAGCTTTATGCAAGGGTAACTCCTAAAAAACTTTTTGAGGATATGGACAAATTCATCGAAGCAACGAGTGATATGAAACTGGTATTATGAAATCAAAAAAGAAAGAATCATGAGAAGTACATATAAGCAACTGTATTATATAAACCGTGGTAAAGTCAAAGCTGACGGGACCACATCAATCATGTGTCGTATTACAATAGACGGAAAGGCTGCTGCATTATCGACCGGGTTATATTGTCGGCCGGAAGAGTGGAACAGCAAGAAAGGGGAAGTCAAAAACAACAGACTGAACGGGATGCTTTGTGAATATAAGAAACGCGTAGATAAAACTTATGCTGAGCTGTTGAAAGTGAACGGCGTTATCAGTGCGGAACTTCTGAAAATAGCCATGACAGGAACTGCCGACATCCCGAAGTATATATTACAAGCAGGGGAAGTGGAACGGGAAAATCTGAAAATCCGTTCCATTCAAATAGATTCAACTTCCAGTTACCGACAATCAAAAATGTATCATTACTATCTTGGCGAATACATCCGTTCTCTGGGTAAGGAGGACATGCTTTTTACAGATATAACCGAAGAGTTTGGCATCAATTATATTTTATATCTGAAAACAAATTACCCTCATAAGCCATCATACCGGAATCATTGTCTTTGTTGGCTGAAACGTTTGGTCTATCTAGCCGTAGATAACGGAATCTTGAGGTATAATCCTTTGGATGATATAAAATATGAAAAGAAGGCACCCACAAAGCTCATGTATATAAGCAAGAAACAACTTCAGGAGATAATGAGCAGCCCTAAGCCTGATCCATTACAAGAACTGGCAAGAAGAACCTTTATATTTTCATGTTTTTGCGGTTTAGCTTATGTTGATGTACGTAATCTCTATCCGCATCATATAGGTACAACTGCAGAAGGGCGGAAATATATCAGAACTTATCGTAAGAAAACAAGCGTTGAGTCATTTATACCATTGCATCCGGTCGCAGAGCAGATAATTTACTTGTATAATACGACAGATGACAGTAAGCCTATCTTTCCGTTGCCAAGACGTGATATGATTTGGTTTGAAATACATGAGTTGGGCTTTTCCCATCAGTTCAAACATAACCTGTCATATCATCAAAGTCGTCACACTTTTGGTACCCTAATGGTCTCTGCAGGGGTTCCTATGGAAAGCATATCCAAAATGATGGGACATACAAATATCAGAACGACACAAGGATATGCAAAAGTTACTGATGACAAGATTTCAGAGGATATGGATAAACTAATTGAAAAGAGGATATCATTCACATCTCATTTGGATAAGAATCAGTATAATAGCGTTGTTGAAAAAAGAAATATTTAAGATTATAATCTACTTTAAAAGTGCTTTTTTGATTAATCCCTCTCAGGGTATTTACTTGATGTAATCCTATAAAAACATTTTTGAAAGTGGATTCAGGTTAGTAAAATCACATATTAATAGCTAAATAATACTTGTAATCACTATCTTTGTATTCAATAGATTGATATAATTATTGTCAATTTCATATATTTAGAATTTTTAATTAATATATTTATGACTAATATTAATAAAATTGAAATAATAAATAAACTATCAGAAGACGAATTCTTTTGTATGTTTGAAACATTGGTAAAGAATCAAAATTTTGATAATGTGACTCGCTACAATAATTGTATAGTTGGAGAACAAAAAATTATGGGGCGTAAAACGGGGCACGTGTAAAAACCTGTGTTTTTGTTTGTTATTTTTTGCTATAAAAAATCTTTGTAGTACCTTTGTTTTGCAATCAT